ATCCATGGCGAACGCAACTGAGTTTGCTGCTCCGAAGATCAGGAATAAACCAATAGCACACATGGTATAAACCGCATATCTGCATATCTTCTTTTTCTTCATTTGCTTCACTCTCCTTTCTCACTGTGCATCCTGCAACACCGTCCCACCTTCTGCAACTTTCTTAGGATTGAACGGTGGTACTCTTCTGCCGGCTTTCAATTCTTTGCGATATCGCATAAAGTCTACAAGCGCAAGATAGTTGACATATGTCACA